TCGGTCGAGAATCTGGCCAACGCCTACGGGGCCATGTATGACGCCGACCATGTGACGATCATGACGCCTTCGGCCATCGCCCACGACAAGGCGGCTCCCGGCCACACGCCGGTCCTGCACTTCGGCTTTGAAGTCGAGATCAATACCCAGATGGAAATGGAGCGGCTGGAGAACGCGGTCCGCAAAGAGATCCAGTGGCTCACGGATCAGGAAGGCACATGGGATGTGCTCTCGTCCAAGAGTTCGGACGGGCAGCAGGCCATCGTGACCTTGATCCCACATGATTGGGAAGGGCGTTCGCTGGACGACTTCATCGATGCCTATGGTTTCAGGGAGAAGATGGACGAGCTGTCGCATCAGCTCGATAACATGTTCGCGGACATTCCCGAATGGGCCGACCACGGGTTCCTCGTGGAAGGCAGCTCGGTACGGGCAAGGAGGATCAGTGGCTCGAAGCAAGACTACCTTCAGAATCTCCGGGGAAGAGGCGCACCTGAAGTTGCCGCCGACATCGAAGGTCCTCTTGCAGGGCAGGCAGCAGCCGACTGGACCTTCGCAGGGCTCGCAGCCGACGCCGACGCCACCATCGGAGCCCTCAACGCCCGAGGCATCCCCCTCCCCACCGCCGGGCGAGTTGCCCCCTACTCGGTAGAGCGGGCCGGACATGTCTGGATCCCGAAGGGGGACGCGCCATTCAGCCCGCGTGAGCTGTATTACCTCGACATGGAGGCCATCAACCCGCGCAGCCTGATGAAGGCTGAGACGCCGATTCTGCCTGCCCTCTATGAGCGGATGTGGAAGGGCAAGCGGGCGGTCGGTTCATGGATCAGCGCCCCCGAGGAGGCATGGAACGCGACCGCCCATGCCCTGCTCACCAGTCGCTTCGACCCGGTGCGGGCTGACAGCCTGTTCAGCCTGCTGCGGGCCACGCGGTCGAGGAAGAATCTCGGTCTGTACGGTCGTTCACTCGAAGATCTGACCGTGGATGGCAACTACTACTGGGGCCACCTTGCGGCCACGGACTTCCCGGCTGCTGATCTTCAGGTGACGGCGGGAGTCTATTGGGCCGTAAACGAGGGCCTGATGGTGCGCCCCGAGCGGGCGTCATGGATGCGCCGTACTGCCCGCCTCAAGATGACCGGCGAGGCAGACCGCGCCGTGGCGCAGGTCGAGGATCTGGGCGGTGATGTGTCAAAGGCGGTGGCACGGGTCAACCGAGAGCTGGCCTTGCGTGATGCCGAGTTTCGCCTGTATCGCATGCCGACCACGCTGGAGCCGGATCTGGTCGCGCCTCTGCTGATCGAGCCCGAGGCGCGTGGCTTGATCGATGACGAGGCACTGGCTGCGGTCGGTGACCTGATGCATTGGGCCAATGGAGCGGTCTTCGATCCGTTGGATCGGAATGTCACCAAGGAGGTCCTTGGGTGGCTGCGCGACCCGGCGCTGGATGACGTGGAGCGGGTCATGCTGGGGGCCAGTGTCCTGCCCGGCATGAGCGGGCGAGCGGCCATGCACATGCTGGCCGAGGAGAACCTGCGCCAGTTGGCGATGCCGGTGCTGGATGAGGCCCTGACCCGGGACGTGGTGGAGCGCCTGTACGCCAGCGGAGAGTGGGCCACCTTCCAGACCCGGCTCTCCAAGCGGTTCGTGGGCGAGGTCGAGACCGCCATGCGCGGCGAAGGACCGTGGCCCACGCCCGCCGTGCGCGGCGTCCGGCTCGGGCGGGCTGCCGACGTGGCCGAGGGTGCGACCCCTGACTATGAGGCCATCCGTGAGGTCATCAGGGAGAACTTCGCCACCGACGATCCGGTGCGCAGGCTCCTTCTCGGGAAGAACAAGACGGGTCGCAGCTTGATCCGGGCCGTGCTGGAACAGAATGATGGTGTGCTCTACACCATGGGTGGCGACTACGAGGTGCTGGCCACCGCCTACAAGGACCTGTTCGAGGGCGTGGATCGGGCGGCGTTGGGAGACTGGGGCGATACGCTCTCGACTGGGCAGGTGGGCTGGGTCCGTTCCGACATCGTGCGGGGCCGGATGCGGATCGATCCGACCATGAACTTCTGGACCAGTGAGCTTCCGGCCACACCGCCGATCCAGAACCTGACGGCTCACACGCTGGTCGCCGACGGGAGGCTGGCACCGGCGGCTTCGACCATCCGGCTGCAGCAGGGAGACGGCGTGATCAGGGCGGCCACGATCATGCAGGAGAACATGCGGGCCCTGCTCGCCGTGACCGAGCATGCCGATCCGACCTCGCTCTATCACGAAATGCTGCACATCTGGGCCGATACGCTGATGGATCCATCCCTGCGCCGTGACATCGTGAATGCATGGCGTGAGGCAGCCGGGCTGCGGCCCAGTCGAGCGGCCAACCCGCGCTGGACGAACGAGACGGACGAGTGGTTCGTGGAGCAGATGATGGCCTTCACCGAGGTGAAGGGGAAGAAGGCCAGCACCAATCCGCGCCTGCAGGGAGCCTTTGAGCATTTCCAGAAGACGATCAAGCGCGTCAAGGAACTGAGCGCGGAGGAAGAGGCCAGTGGCCTGCTGAAGGCTGAGAAGGCGACCAAGCTCAGTGACCTGAAGGCGTCCTACGAGGTGGCCAGCAAGGATGTTGTCCCCCTGCGTCGTGCGATGAGGACCGCCGAGCGGTCGGTCGTCCGCAAGGAGAACGAGCTGCGGGCCGCCAAGCAGCGGACCGGGATCATGACGCTGGAGGATCGCGCCACCGTCGCCCAGAACGTGGAGGAGCGCCTGACCGGCGAGCACTCACTGGCTCGCAGCAACCGCCGGATTGCCGAGCGCAACCTGCGTGAGGCCCAGAAGAAGGCAAAGCAGGCCGAGGGCACAAAGGCTGCTGGTGGTCGCAACCGTACCGTGGCCCGCCGCGAGCACGACGTGGCCGACGCGCACGCTGAGGAGGTGCGGCTGGCGCGTGAGCTGCGCAAGGCGACGGAGACCCGCAAGAAGGCCAACATCGCGCTCCGTGGTGCCCGGCACCGGAAGGCGATCTCGACCCATGTGCTGGAGTTGGAGGAACGCCGGGCCGTCCTGAAGGATGCGACCAAGGCGTTGAACGAGGCCGAGGCTAAGGCCAAGGGGATTGCCACTGAGCGCGAGGTCGTGCGGCGGACCCCGGTCCAGAAGCCGAATGTGAAGGTCCCCAAGCCTGCGGTCAACGAGAAGATGGATGACCTCTTCACGCGCATCCTGAAGTACAAGCCCCAGAAGATGGCGAACCGCTCGCCGGTGGATCTGGGCCAGCACTTCAACTATGACGAGGAGTCCGCGTACTGGGCCTCGATCATGGCGGTCAGCAAGGGCGAGGATCAGGCGTTTACCACGCACTACTACCGGCGGGGCCGCTCGTGGCTGGAACGTAGCATCAACCACCCCTACTTCGGGATGTATCCGGCCTCCTACATGTGGGGCAAGATGCTGCCCGAAATGCTGCGCTTCCTGCTGAAGTCGCCCTTCGGTGTGGATGCTCCGCTGGGTGGGCTGGCATTGGCCAATCAGGTCTACCGCAATGTCCTGATCAAGCAGAACTTCGATCCACAGTTCCGGCAGGACATGGCTGAGAACAACCGCCTGTGGCAGACGCTCTCGATGCTGGCACCGGCGCTGCCGTGGGAGATCCCGGTCAACGCTCCGCTCTGGGCGCGGCGTACTGCCGAGGCCGAAGCCACCCGGCAGGCCAAGCTGGCAGCCGGGGCCACGCCGGAAGAGGCACCCCTCTTCACGCCACAGCAGTTCGGCTCGGCGGTGCAGGACATGATGACCTATGCCTATGGGCCCGCCTACTTCGCTCAGGTGCTGGGCGAGGCGGGTGGCTTCCTGCAGAACGTGGGCGATACGGCCATGGGCCAGATCGAGCAGCAGCTCAGTTCGGTATTTGCCCCGGAGCAGAACATCACGTCATTGCAGGGGCCCGCACTGAGGTAAAACGGCAAACTGTGAGCTGAAGGGGTCCTTCCGCCCCCTTGTGTGACCGAAAGGTTGACTTCTGACCACGAAGCTGGAGTAGACTCCGTGCGTGATCATTTCGATCACGGGAACTGAATAGGAGGTATCGGTGCCAGAAGGATCGCCGCCCGATCTTGTCGAAGGGTCCGAACCCGTCGAGTCCTCCGAGGAGCAGAACTCCATATCGGACGAGTCGCAGGAACGCACCCCAGAAGAGATCGAGGCCATCTGGAAGAACCGGGTCAGCCAGAAGGACAAGGCACATGCAGCGGAGAGCACAGCTCTTCGCTCCGAGCGCGACGAACTGAATCGTCGGCTCCAGCGCATGGAGGCTGAGGCTCAAGCCCGCACGCAGGGTGAACTGTCCGAGGCAGACGCTTGGAAGGCAAAGGCTGAAGATGCCGAACGTCGGCTCCAGCAGACCGAACAGCAGCGCGTCATCGATGTGAGGCTGGCCAAGTACCCCGCAGCAGCGGAGGCGCTTGACGAATCGGTACTGGGAGCAATGGACGAAGGCAAGCTCGCCGCCCTCAACACCCGACTGGCTGGGGAGGGCAGTCCCTCAAGCGGCCCCATTGACCCGAACTCGGCCCCGAAGCGGAATCCAGCGCCACCGAAGTCGCCCAACGACAAGACGGTCGCAGAGCTGGAAGCCGACCTTGAACGGTACGGTCCCGCGTATGTGGGTTCTTTGGGGATCAGCGAGGAATAGCCCTCCCTGACAATCCAACGGATCGCTGCGTGGGGTGAGTCTTCGACTGAGGTAAACACCAGTGGCGATCCTTACCACTGCGACCACCAACTTCAACAACACCGTCACTGCGCTGATCCGTCGGCAGATCGATGAGAATCTGCGCAACTCGACTCGTTACCTTGCGGGTGGTGATCCTGTTCGGGGCACCATCATCAAGGGCACGAACCTGATCCGGCATATCGCCTACGCGGACATGTCGGTGACGACCAACGCCCATACCGTCACGCCGGGTACGACCCCATGGCTCACGGAAGGCAGCAAGCCTACCGAGGAAGCCATGGCGATCTACTACGAGGAGTACGGGGCCAATCAGGCAGGCCGGACCCTCCAGATTTCCGACGTGGCACTTGCCGAGAGCCCGCACGAGCTGATGGCGGTCGCCGCAGAGCGCGTGGCCACCAACGCTGGGCAGACCGTGGACCTGTGGTCCGGCGAGACGCTGCATGCGGGCACCGCCCGGGTGCTGTACTCGGGCACGGCCACCTCGCGGGCGACCGTGGCGGCAACCCACAACCTGACGGCGGCGAACGTCCGTGAGGCCGTAGCGGTTCTGAAGACCGCCAACGTCCCGACCTTCGCGGACGGGATGTACCGCGCTTTCATCAACCCGATGATCGCGCACGACCTGATGGCCGAAGCGGCTGCAGGCGGATGGCTCGACGTGGCTCGCTACGCGGCTCCCGACATGATCCTCTCCGGAGAGATCGGTCGGTTCGCGGGCGTCCGCTTCATCGAGACCAACGTCGCCAACCTGTTCGCTGACACGGGTGTCGGCGCAACGGTGGACGTGTACTCGACGTTCTTCTTCGGACCGGGTGCATGGGCTTTCGGTGATCTCCAGTCCATTCGGGCCTACATGGTCTCCCCCGGTGGCGACCATCAGGATCCGCTGGCGCAGGCGGCAGTCGTCGGCTGGAAGGCGATGTTCGGAGCGAAGCTCCTGACGAACACCGGCAGCGGTGATCGCTATCTCCGGTACGAGTCGGCCTCCAGCATCGGCGCGAACACCTAATCGCCCGATGAGAACGGGTGGGGTCGGTCCCTCGGCCCCACCCACCTATAGAACGGAGAGCTAGATGCCCGGAGTGCGTCTGTATCACCCGATTGCAAGGCATGGGTTGTTCACTTTTGAGCACAAGGCAAAGCCTTTGCAGAGGTTCAATCCTGCACTGAAGCGGGCTGAAGCAGCGCCCATGTGGTGCTCTGTCTGTCAGAAGTTCCACGCTGTGAAGACGTACCACGTTCAGGTGGATGACAACGGGTTTGCCTTCGTCTCCATCGAAATCTGGGAACTCATGAAGCAGCATGGCACTGCTGGGTTTGAGCTTGCCAATGAGGTCAGCAAACCTCCGGCTCAGAAGATCGCAATGCCGAACGGCAAGACGAACGAGATCCCTGTGATTGCTCCGAAGGAGATCATCACCAGTGGCTAACTTCATCTTCACCGCATACCGGAACGTGGTCATGGGGTCGGGGACCTACGCGGTCCCTGACTGGGACACTGACACCATCAGCGTGTTCTTCGTGGACGCGGCAGATGATGTTCCGGTCATCGGTGACACCTACGTCAACCCTGACATCGCCAGCGCAGGTCAGGTCCCGGCCTTCGCATCGGCCCCTGCCATCGGCACCGTCACCATCGGCTCGGTCGGGGCCGGAGTGGTGGATGCTGCCGATACCGTGTTCTCGTCCCTCTCGGGCGACCAGTCCGAGTGGATCGTGATGTTCAAGGACACGGGTACCGACACCACGAGCCCTCTGCTCTGCGCATGGGACACTGCGACCGGTCTGCCGCTCACCCCGAACGGTGGCGACGTGACCATCGCGTGGAACTCGGGCGGCATCATCTACTTCTAGGCCTCATGGGCGGGAGGACTGCCCGTGCGGGTTCTACTGCAGTGGACGAAAGCGCATCCTGAGGACTGGCTTGAGGTCGATGTTCGACCGACAGGTCAGTTCCGCCGTGCGTGGGAGCGTCTAGCCGCCAAGGCGCTGCCCACGGGCGGCGAGACCATTGACGACAACCCCGGCTGGATCTGCGGCCTGAATATTCAGGGCGTCTGGATCGGCGGCTTCGACCACTACGCCGGGGAGCCCATTGACGACCCCACCTATGGCTGGGGCATCCGCATCTACATGTGGAACGATGACCCCACCGACTGGCCGGTGGGGACGCGCAACGCCCGGATCTGGACCTTCTTTGATCCCGCGCAGGATATGCGTTTCGGGGGGCAGACCAATACTCGTCAGTTCGTTGTGGTGTATGACGAGCGGCCCGAGGAGATCGCCCGCTGGTCCGGGGTCGAGACATCCGGTGGTCCGGTTGACGTTCATCCGTGGACCGACTGGGTAGAACCCGCCTCAACCATCACCCGCCACGGCATCTGGATGAGCGACCAGTTGTGGAATGAGCACGCTGCTGCCCGCTCCCACCATGGCTGGCGGGAGTGGACCGGATGACCCGGCGCTTCTACGCGACCTCAACCACGTCGTCCAATCCGCACTCGCTGGGCGGCGGTGCGAGGGCAGCCACCCTCACCCCGCCCGGCACGGGCTCGCCCACCCAACTCGACTTCACCGTCTCCGCACAGGCCAATGCCCTGTTCTTCGCGTTCTACTCGCCATCCGGCGAGCCCAACGACGCGGACTGGCCCGCTGGCAACAACGTCTACATCGGCCAACTCGACGTGGTGGCCTGCGGCGCTGACCTGACGTACGGCACGAACATCGTCACCCAGCCGGGCCACATTGGCCGCGTCAACAGCGCCCTCTCCTCGGATCTGGAAACGGTCGGGGACGCCCAGTCCTCCACGGGCACCGGGCTCAAGGCCTTCGACGGCCACGGCTCCGGCACATGGAACCCGTCCGCCGGTAGCGCGAGCGACCGCTACGAGGCCGCCATCAGCATCGAGTCCAGCACGATGCACGGCAACGAGACGTGGAGCGTCAACGTCGATACCAACAACACCTACGTGCAGGGTCCGTGGGCTGGCTACGCGCTCTCCGGCTACCGCGCCCGCAACGACGATGGCAACGAGACTGGCGCGTCGTGGAAGGAAGCGCAGGACACGACGTGGACCCAGCCCATGGACGAGAACTTCCGCGTCCGGTTCCAGATCGACCACCTCGGTGCGCCATCTGGCCTCTCCCCCTCCATCGAACTCTACTTCCGGGTCAACGGCGGCTCCTACAACGCGGTCAGTCCCTCCTCGCTCCTGACGTACAACGGCTCGGGCAGCGTCAGCGACGGCACGGCCACGACCAACCAGTTGACGGGCGGGCAGGGTACGTTCTTCGCAGGCACGGTCCAGACCGCCGTCGCGGTGCCGCCCGCCTTCATCTGGTCCGGGACCGCAGTCCCCGGCGGGCACACCGAGGTCGAGGCGTGCCTCTACGCCAACAGTTCCGACTTCGCAAACGACGACGTTATCGACCTCCAACTTCAGGACAGCGCCACAGGCGAGGTCATCGGCAGCGTCCAGTTCACGATTGGCACTGGCAGCGGGGCCCAGACGGTCAGCAACCCGGCACTCCTCGGCGGGGCCACGCTCTACGCTCCCACGGTTGTCCCCGACCAGTTCGTGACCAGCCCGGCGGTCCTCGGCGGCGCTGGCCTGCTGGCTCCGTCCATTGCCCAGAAGGTCGTGGCCGTCCTGCTGGGTGGAGCGAGTCTCTTTAGCCCACAGGTCAATCAGCAGGTTGATCCCGGCCTTCTGGGTGGAGCCACCATTCTTGCGCCGGACAACATCCTCGTTGCCCAAACCGTCTCCGACCCGGCGTTGCTGGGAGGTGCGAACCTCCTTGCGCCCACGGTCATCCCCGACCAGACCGTCTCCGACCCTGCTCTTCAGGGTGGCGCGAACCTGCTTGCGCCCACACTCAACCAGTCTGTCCTTGCTCCAGCTCTGCAGGGTGGAGCTGCACTCCTCAATCCGCAGATCAATCAGTCGGTCAGCGTTGCGGTCACACTGGGAGGAGCAGCCCTTCTCAATCCACAGGTCAACCAGCAGGTTGCTTCGGGACTGCAGGGTGGTGCTACTCTCCTTGCGCCCACCGTCCAACCCGGCGGGGTCTCGGTCACCCTCGATGCCGTTCTGGGCGGTGGGTCTCTCCTTGAGCCCACGGTCTCGCTGGCCTCGGGTCCACAGACCGTCTCCGACCCGGCCCTGCTGGGTCCTGCGGCACTCTTGGCACCACAGGTCAACCAACAGGTTGCCAGCTCCGCTGTGCTCGGTGGGGCCACGATCCTTGCTCCAGCCAGTATCAACCAGCAGGTGGTCGCAAGCCTGCTCGGTGGTGCGACCATCCTCGCCCCTGCCAGCATCGACCAGCAGGTCCAACCCGGCCTGTTGGGCGGCGCGACGATCCCTGCCCCAACCGCATCGGTAGGAGGTGGTGCCCAGACCGTTTCGGACCCGGCGCTGCAGGGTGGGGCAACGCTGCTGGCTCCGACCATCAATCAGTCGGTGCTGGCACCCTCCCTGCAGGGCGGGGCCGCGCTCCTTGCGCCCACCGTCAACCAGCAGGTTGCGGTCACCACGGTGCTCGGTGGAGCTGCAGTTCTCGCTCCGGATGCGATTCATCAACAGGCCCTGCCGGGCGTGCTCGGGGGAGCCACGCTCCTCAGCCCGCAGATTGACCAGCAGGTCGCTAACCCCGCCCTGCTGGGGGGCGCAAGTACGCTTGCGCCAAGCGTCGTCCAGTTGGTTGCTCCGGGCCTGCTGGGCGGCGCATCCCTCCTCGATCCCGTGCTCTTCCAAGAGCAGATCGTCACCGACATGGCGGTACTGGGCGGGGCCGTCCTTCCCGCCCCGCAGGTGCTGCTGTTCAACCAGTACGTCACCCCGGACCCGCTGGGTGGTGCGACCCTGCTGGCTCCGGCCACGCAGGGCGTGGACGTGCCGCTCCTCGGGGGTGCCGCCCTGCTCGATCCGGAGAACATCACGCAGGTCGTCACCCTCAACACGGTGCTTGGTGGGGCGACCACCCTCGCCCCGGTCGGCATCCAGCACAGCGTCCAGCCTGACCTTCAGGGTGGCGCAACCATCCTCACCCCCACCGCCGAGCACACCGGGCCGCAGTTCGTGGCCATGAGCCTGCTGGGGGGTGCCACGCTCCTCGCCCCGACGGCGATGGGGATCGACATGCCTGAGCCTCTGGGCGGCGCGGTGCTTCTCGCGCCGGTCGTCCTCGATGACATGTCGGGCTTCAACGAGCAGACCCGACAGAACGATCCACCCACTCGAATCCAGAAGTACGCGGGCTAGAATACGAGGCGGTTATGAGCACCCTGCAGGAGATCCGGACCAAGGTTGCGACGGAGATCAGGGATCCCCTGCTCTCTACCTTCAACTCGACCACGCTCGATCAGATGATCAACAACGGGATCACCGAGATCAACTTCGTGTGGCCGAAGGAATACTACGAAGAGGTGGCGGGCTCGAACCTCGATGATCTGGTGACCAGTGGGACCCTGCCCGACAGCATGGTCACCAGTCTCTTCCGGATTGAGTGGTATCGGGATGGCGTGTTCTATGCGAGGCTCACGCAGAACGAGCTGCTGGACACGGCGCAGGATGGCTGGGATCTCCACGGCGGCCAGCTCTTCTTCCCACAGCGGGTGGCCGACCTGCTCGACAGCAGCGTTGATACCTTCCGTCTGTGGGGCTACAAGGAACGGGCGCTGTTGGTGAACGACGCCGACGTGGCGGACCTGACCGACTCGCAGGAATGGGGCGTGCGGGCGTATGCGCGGTGGCAGGCGTTCGTGCTGCTGACCCACGACCGGGCTCTCTTCACCCAGTGGCAGGCCCAGTCCAACAACGCGGACATCAGCCCCACCCAGCTCGCTCAGATGGTCAACTTGTACGGCGGCGAATGGCAGGACATCCGGAAGCACCTGCGGCGCTTGCGGAGGTAGAACCGTGGACCTGACTCGTCAGATCGGCTATCGCGGGTTCGCTGCCAACACGCTGACCAAGGACCCCAACAACGCCCTGTACGGATGTGAGGTCAAGCGCGTCCAGTACCCGGGCGTGGATGGTGTGGGCTACGACGAGAAGTCGGCCCAGTCGGATGGCTATGACGCCTCGGACGTGTACCTCGGCAAGCGTGTGCTTCAGCTCACCATGGCCGCCTACGGGCGGACCCGGGGCGAGTGCTGGGACTACTGGCAGCAGGCGGTGAGCGCCTTCACACCCTCGGCGGCCTACCTTGACAGCCCCGGCGACAAGGGCTTCCTGCCACTCGACTTCTATGTCCCGACCTCGAACCTGATCGACTTCCCAGACGGCTACATCCACAAGCAGATCCTCGCCCGTCCGGTGCGACAGCCGACCATCATCTGGGAGTCGGACATCCACGGTGGATTCGATGACCGGCCCGCGTCCATGCAGTTCACGGTCCTGCTGGAAGCGATTGACCCTCGGGTCTATGGCTTCATCCCACAGGAGTGGGACATCTACGACCAGCTCCCGGTGCATGCCGGGGACCTGACCAATCTCGGTGACTATCCGAGTCCGCTCAACATCCTGCTGGAGGTCCAGAGCGGAACGGGTGGCAGCTTCCACTTCGTGGGTGCCGGGACTGACATGGTGATCACGGTGGACAACGAGTCCTATACCCAGACGGTGCGCTACAGCGCGTCGAAGAAGGTGCTGACGGTCGAGATCCAGAACGTGGAAACGCTGCGCATGGACTCGCTCACCTTCAACCAGCAAACGACCCACCCGCTGGTCCCGGTCGGGACCTCGGCCTTCACGTTCTCGATCAACGGTGGTCTGACCGTGCTGGATGGCACCCGCTTCTGGTTCTGGGATGCGTGGGCCTGATGGCGCAGCGGACGTGGTACTGCAACTGGGATGTCAACGACCGCTGGAAGTACGACCCACGGTATGCATCCGGTGGCTACAACGGGGCTGATCGGCACCTGCGCATCGGCCTGTACTACGCCGAGAACTTCATCTATCGGGCCTACCTGAACTTCGCCTTCGACTGGACCGGCATCGCCCGCATCAACAAGGCCACCCTGCACCTGCGCACCGGCCCGCCTGCGCACGGGGCGCTGGGGACCGAGGGCAAGTTCTTCGTCCGCCGTCTGACACAGGCCATCGGAGCCGAGCCCAGCGACGGCGAGAACCTGTGGACCAGCCCCCGGCAGGGGCTGACGTGGGGCAACCCGTCGGTCGTGGTCAACCCGCCCTTGCAGGGCAACAAGGACTTCACGGTCGATGTGACCAAGCACGTCTCAAAGTGGGCCCCCAATATCGTTGAGACCCCAGACGGTCCCGGGCCCGGCTTGAGCGCCTATGGCCTGATCTTGATGGCCTACACCGAGACGAAGAACGCCTACAGCACTGAGATCTACAGCCGGACGGCGACGAACAACATCGCCTATCGGCCCAAGATCGTCATCGACTATGACCCGATCCCGACTCCGGGCAAGCCGACCGGGATGAGTCCGTCCGGTACTCTCAGCGTCCTGCCGGACGACTTCACCGGAGCCTTCAACGGTGGCCTGCCCGCTGACCGGCTGACCACGACGCACATTCAGGTCTTCCCGCTTGGAGAGGCATCAGCGATATGGAACAAGCAGCGAATCGCCACAGATTCCGAGCAGCAGTCCAGCCAGTTCTCGGTCCCGCTCCCCGAGTTTCTGCGATCAGGAACAACCTACGAATGGCGGGCGCGGGTACAGGACCAGCGCGGGACGTGGAGCCCATACAGCTCGAAGATCCAGTTCAAGCAGGCGGACTCACCGCCGAGCGTGGCACTGCAACCGGCGGCCTTGGGGTCAGTCGCGTCCCTGTCCGGCGTTCACTTCCGTGGGGTGTTCTCGGACCCGGACCCGAAAGACAGGCTTGGCTCCCTCCGCATCCAGCTTCGACCGACGACGCCCCCCGGCGACCCCGACTGGGACTCCGATACGAACCTGTGGGACACCGGGGATACACCACCCCGGAGAGAGGAGGTCTACCCTCGATCCTCGGCAGGGTTCAATCAGCTCGGGGTCCTGCCGTGGCAGGGGAATCCATTGGGGTTCGTGGACCGTCTCTACGGCGGTCAGGCTCTGACAGCGGGAAGCTACTCGTGGAGGATGCGAGTCTCAGATCGGTGGAACGCCCACTCTGACTGGGAGTACGGCACCCTTACCCTCACGCAGGACTGGGCACCGAGCCAGCTCGACATCGAGTTCCTTGCCGAGAACGCCGACCGCAAGCCGAAGACCCGGGTCCTGATCCGGGGCATGGATGGCAACCGGGGGCCCGCCGATCCGCCGCTGGCCATCATCGAGAACGCGGCCAACGTGGGGGCCTCGCAATACTTCAACGCGGGCGGGGAGTTCTACATGACCCTGCCTGCCAACCATGCTCAGGTCTCGGTCATCGAGCCGTGGCAGGTCCACTACGCGGTCGAGGTATGGCGAGCGGATCGCTGGGAAGAGAAGTTCGCCGGGCTGATCACGGACTTCAACGCCACGCAGGACGACGTGATCTTCTACGGCGAGGACTACCTTGCCCTGTTCAACCGCATGGTCGATGACCGCTACATCGAGGGCGCACCCGACAAGTCGTACACCGATGGTGGCTCCAAGTACGTTGAGACCACAATCAACGATGTCTTCGTGGACCAGTTCAACGAGGCCATCGGTAAGACCGACAGCCTCGTTGGCTTCATCAGCATCGGGGCACATGACACCTTCTCCGAAGAGGTCACGATCTACTCCACCTTCACGCCGTACCTCGACTTCGTGGTCGGCCTGCTGCAGAGCCACCAGCAGGGCACTGGGGTCCGGTCCCGCATCTGGGTCCAGAAGAAGGCAGACCTGTCCGGCTACGAGATCGTGTGGCAGCACGACCCCGGGATCGACCGCGACAAGATGCGGCTGGAGTACGGCTCCCTGATTCAGGCGTTCGAGCTGGTGGGCTTCGGGGAGTTCGCATCCAAGGTCCACGGCATCGGTAAGGCCCGCATCGGCACGGAGCTGATGTACAAGAGCGCCAGCGCACCCGGCATCGACACGGCCATCTACGGACGCAGCGAGAAGGTCAACGTCTGGGATGACGTGGAGGATAAGAACGACCTTCAGCGCCGGGTGAAGCAGGCTGCGGGGCGTGCCGGGAAGGTCGGTAAGCGCATCGCCCTCGGCATCCGGGTGGACGGGATCCTTCCGTTCGACGGCTACGACATCACCGACAACGTGCGGGTCGTGATCCAGCGTGGCGTGGTTGACACCACACGCTACGGGTCCGGCTACTGGTCTGTGCTCGGAACGGAGTGGGTCGTCTACCCGGATGGGCAGACCGAGACCACGCTGGTCATCCTTCCCAAGGAAGATGCCGTCCCGCCCGACCCGGACCTGATCCCGTCCGATCCGATCCTCGCCGGGCGCGAGTGGGAGGTGGGATACGAGCCCCCGGTGCAGGGCGTGAACACCGGGAAGCTCTACCTTGATCTCACAACCGGCATCACCTACGTCCTGCAGGCCGACGGCAGCTACGTCATCGCCGGGCAGCCGGACGTGGTGCCACCGCCGCAGGGCCTGAGCATCTACACCGCCAACGTCATCGGCAGTAACGGCGAGCCGGTGGTGAAGCTGACCGTGACCGTCAACGATCCCGCCTCGACATCCATCCGGGGAACGTGGGTTGAGGTCACATACGAGAACGATGGCCAGCAGCCACCGGGCCCGCTCTGGAACGAGAACGGCGGCCACTCCTACCTGCTCTTCATCCCACAGGGCGAGACCAGCGCCAGCGTCGAGGGTGTGCCGGGCGGCCTGCTGTACTACGCCCGGGCATGGGCCGTGGACTTCGTGGGCACCTTCAGCGGGCGCAGCGCCTCAGCCGACGTGACGACCACGGCGGTCAAGGACGAGTCGGCCCCGGCGGTCCCGCAGCAGGTGCAGATCACCGGCAGCGTCAATGCGCTGGCCGTGGGCTGGCTGCCCAGCGCAGCGGGCGACCTCCAGTTCTACGAGGTCCGCTACGCAGTGGACGATGGCACCGGGACAGGGGTTGGTGGCTCCCCGGTGTGGACGACCCTGCGGGCTCGCACCTCGTTCATCTACATCGGCTCGCTCCTGTCCGAGCAGCAGTATTGGCTGCAGGTGCGGGCGGTGGACTCCAGTGGCAATGTCGAGGATGCCGGGCCCCCGGTCATGGCAGTGGACTACATCGACAACCCGGACACGGGCTGGACCGACCTTGTGACCGGAACGACGACACTGATCGAGGCCGAGTTGCTGGACCTTGGCATCATCAGCGACGAGCACATCTCGGCGGCTGGCCTGAGTGCCGAGGTGATCCACGCCGGACTGCTGCGGGTCAACACCTCGGACGCCGACATGATCGACGGCATCGAGATTTGGGACGCGGGTGTGCTGGTCGGGCTCTGGAACGAGACCGGGCTCTATATCTACGACTCGGCGGATGCCAGCAACTACGTCCGCCTGTACGAGGCAGGAATCACCGTCTTCGCCAACGGTGTGCCCTCAACCGCCATCACCCCGGCGGGGATCAACGCCTCGGCCATCACCTTCGGCACGGTGCCCGGTGGCCACAACATCCTGTACAACTCCTCGTTCGAGCTGGCCGATTACAACACCCCGGCCAACGAGGACATCACATGGTCGGTGGCTGCGGACTGGACGAGCAGTGCCTACATCGAGTCGAACATCGACGCCACCTATACGGGTGACAAGGTGTATGCCACCGGGGTCAGCTTCTGATGGCCCAGCGCACCTTCACCATCAACACTGACGCGCTGGTCGCACTGGTCGGCGCGACCTCGCTAGGGGCAGGCAAGGACCAGCACCTGCCCATCGGTCTGCACGGTGGTGGTTATCTGCTGCGCTCGCTCGCCAAGTTCAACCTCGACTTCTCGGGCGTGGTCAGCATCAACTACGCCCGCCTCTACCTGCGAGCCTCCTCGTACCACATCGCCTGCGGAGCCAGCGCCGGACTGCAGGTCAAGCGCGTCACGTCGTCGTGGTCGGAGGGCACGCGCGGAGCGGATGAGGTCTGGTATGGCGATAACGCGGTCGAGTGGTCGAACCAGCCCTCGTCCACCACCTCGGGGCAGGCGACCGACTCGTCCTTTGGGCGCACTGCCAACGTCTGGGAGTACATCGACATCACCTCGATTGTCGATGCGTGGCGCACGGGCTCGACCAACTACGGCGTCCTGCTGCAGGCTATCAGCGAGGGCAGCACGGCGTATGCCACCGGCTTCTACAGCCGGGAGAGTTCGTATGACCCGTACATCCTGATCGACTACACCACGAACACGGCCCCCAATGCGCCCACGCTGAACTCCCCGGCCACGGCCTCGATCCTTGGAGACACGACCCCGGATCTGAAGTTCACGTTGACCGATCCCCAATCGGACACGATGACCAAGTACGAGATCCTGATCGACAACAACTCGGGCTTCGGGTCACCCGAGGTGGACGCCACGGTCAACGGATCGTTCGCCAGCGGTGTCCAGCAGACGTACACCCCGTCGGCCCTGAACCGGGGCGAGACCTACTACTGGAAGGTGCGGGCCTATGACGGTTCGCTGTGGGGCAACTACTCGTCCTCGCGCTACTTCACCATCAACAGCCTGCCGGTCGCCACCCTGACCGACCCGGCTGCCACCGGGCGGCTGGCGCACATGGTGCTGACCCCGGGCGCGGGCTGGAGTGGTCCGCGCATGCAGGTCTCATGGAACTACTCCGATGCGCAGGGGCAGACGCAGAACAAATACGAGCTGGAGATCGCCCTCAGCGACACGCCCTCGGCATCAGGTGGCAACCCGGACAGTCTCATCGTCTCCGGCGAGGTCAGCTCGTCCGCCTCGACCGTTACGCCCAGCGCCATCTACAGCAACGGGTACTACTACTTCGTCCGGGTCCGGGTCTATGACGGGCTGGAGTGGTCGAACTGGGCTGGCTGGTACGAGGTCCGTGCCCGGTGGGGCGTGGGCTGGTACGCGGAGGATGCGCGAATCGGCGGCACGACCACGCCCAACGGCTACTCGCTGCAGGATCTGGTCACCACCACGCCGACCAACACCAAGGTCGAGGTCGAGTACAACTCGGGCACCGATGCAGGGGGCTCAGGGCTCGGTACATGGCGCTCCACGCTGGCCACCGTCTCCCCGCAGGACTTCGTGTACTACCGGGCATGGCTCTTCTTCTGGGGTGCGTCCCCGGCCACATCCCCCTCGTTGGACTCGATCACCATTCGATCCACCGGCAATGTCGCCCAGCCTGACTACTGGCTGCCCACACCGCTCTCGTCGGTCGGCGCATCCATGGAGCTGGACGACAAGGTGTTCGGCACCCAGTCGCTGAAGATCGAGGGCAACAGCACGACCCGGGCAGTCGAGCAGCAGCTCGTTCTCGAACCGGATCGGGACTACGTTCTGCAGGGCCGGGTGCGATCCATCGGCAACTCGGGCGCACACATCGAGCTGCGCGACAGTCAGGGTGGCACGACCCTGCTGTCCACGGACTCGCACACCGCCGACAGCGACTGGACGCAGGACACGAGCGCGGTCTGGAACTCCGGCTCGCGCACGGTGGTGTGGGTCGCCTGCGTGGTCACCGGAGCAGGGAGCACGGCTGGCCTGTTCGACGGGCTCAAGATGGAGCGCGGTGTGGTCGCAAGCCCATGGAACCCCGGGCTGGTCGGCACTGCGACGGTGGTGGATGCAGGTGGCGTGTCGATTGACGCCACGGCTGGTGGCATCTTCCGGGTCCGGGCGGCGGACGGGACGGTGGTGGACGAGGAGCAGGTGGTCCACGGGCTGTCACCGGCAGGATCCATCGTGGCCTTCGGCGGGACCAGTGCGCCCACCGGCTGGCTGATGTGCGATGGATCGGCTGTGAGCCGAACGACATACGCTGACCTGTTCGCAGTGCTTGGGACCACATACGGCAACGGCAACGGCTCCACGACCTTCAACCTGCCGAATCTCCAGCAGCGATTCCCGCTGGGCAAGGCAACGTCGGGCACAGGTTCCACGCTGGGCAGCACGGGCGGCAACATCGACCACACCCACACCGGCCCGTCCCATGCTCACACCAGTGCCGGTCACACCCACGACCTGAGCGATGCCGCGTGGGCACAGCACGAGATCACGGCGGGTGCGTCCACCATCACCCATCGCTATCGGCGGATCGACATTACGAACTACACGCCGACCGTCAACATCACGGGTGTGCCCTACACCGGATCGGGGGCAGCGACAGCGACCTATGGCATCCCGCTGGATGGGGCCACGGACAGCCGTACCCCGAGCAACACGGGCAACGGTGGGACTGGCGCAACGGGCACCGGGAACCCGCCGTATCAGGTGGTGAACTACATTGTCAAGACGTGAGGGCGGTCATGATAGGATGGAGCCCCGGGGCAAACGGTCAAGCGAACAACGCAGGCAGGATGGATCGTATGCCCGAACCCTCTTCACGTCCGCACCGCAGCACGGTGCCAGATCATTGGCACCCGGAATACTGGACACAGGACGAACACAATCGTTTTGAGGATCGTGTCGTGGGTGAACTCCGTTCATTGCGGGCCGAGAACAAGGACGACAACGAGAAGCTGAGGAATGAGCTGTCGGCGTTGACCACACGCTTGGCGTGGCTCTTCGGAGTGCTGGCCACGGCTCTCTTTCTGATCACCTTCCTTGCACCCTATATCCGAGACGTGTTGAACTTCCCGGTGCCCTGATGGTTGCGCTTGCCAACCCTCTGTCCGGACACCACATCGGTGAGCTGGGCCATGTGCGAGAACCGGCGGCACTGCACCGCCTGAGCAACGGACATCCCTGCTTCCGGTTGACCCAGACCTTCGACAACCCCGACTACTACTGGACGCAGCACGGCAGGCCGGATGCGATCCATGGAGCCTGCGACTTCGGCAACTTCAACTGTGGGGATCAGGTCCTCGCCGCCCGGGCGGGCGTGGCTCGCCGTTATGTCGATAACGCTGGGGCGCTGGCGGTCATCATCAACCACCCCAAACTGCGCGATGGACGGACCTTGCAGTCACGCTATTGGCACCTCAATGCGTGGACCATCCCTTCGGGATCCGTTGCCGTCAAGGAAGGTCAGGTCATTGGCGTGGTCGGAAAGACCGGCCTTGGCGCGGTCTGCCACATGCATTTCGAGGTGTGGATTGGTGGAAAGAAGGTAGACCCATGGCCCCTGCTCCGTCAGAATGGAGCAACTGAGGAGGAGGACGTGAGACTCCAAGGCACATTTGTCCGGCACATCATCAATCGCCGGTGCCATTTCATTCCCGATGTGGGCGCAAGGTTCCGAAGCGGACCGACGTTGGACTCGGTGGTCCTCCGCGTTTATCCCAAGGGCACCGTGTTCCTGCCAACCGTTCAGGTGGATGGCGTTGCCGTCAATGGCAACACGACGTGGTACGGCGGGTGGCTGTGGGACGATGAGCCGAAGCCTGCGGGCTACGCCTTCGGGTATGCCCACGTCTCGGTTTGCAGCTTGCTCGAACAGATCGAGGCCGGACTGAGTGAAGCTGACATCGCCCAGCAGTTGGCGAGTGCCAAGCACCTCGGTCAGCGTGATGCCGCGCAGGGCATGCTCGGTGCCAGCATCGAGAAGTCGAAGGAGTATCTGTCGTAATGGATCTCAGTGACCCGCTGAACAAGGACACCCAGCCGCTGCTGCGTGTCGCCATCCTTATCGCCACCCTCGCTGCTGCAGTGGTCATCTTCATCGGGCCTCTGCTCGACCTGTTGCAGGGGTTCGGCGTCCCGATCAGCGACGACCAGATCAACCTGATCGTCACCTTCATCCAGTCACTGACCGGCATCGCCGCGCCGCTCGGTGTAGCTGTGGCCGCATGGCCCAAGGTCACCCCATGGAATCCGGAGAGTGGAGCCCAGTCGCCCGTCGGGGATCAGGTCATCGATGGGGGTGGCTCCGGGGAGGGATAGATGCCCTTCAAGAGCAAGTCACAGGCGAGATTCCTGTTCGCCAAGAAACCTGACGTGGCACGAGAGTTCGCGTCCAAGACGAAGAACTACAAGGCTCTGCCTGAGCACAAGTCCAAGCCCAAGTCAAAGACGAGGAAGCGCAAGACATGAGCGTGATCGAGGACCTGCGGAATGCTGCCCAAGCTGAGGGTCAGCACTGGGAGTTGGGGGATGCTGTGGCCCGAAGGCTGAATGGCGACCCTACACCCGAGCGGGTGTTCGCAGCCGTGAAGCTGGCTGGTCGCAGTGACGACCTTGCCAATCGCATGAGTCGCCACTTCCGGTCACAGGAAGAGAAGTCGAAGGCCAAGGCCCCCGCACGCAAGGCTAAGGCGAAGGCTTAGTCTCTTCGACCTTGCGCACGGTGCCGTCGGCCATGACGGTTACCTTCCCGTCACCGATCAGGCCCTTCAGGACATTCCGCACTTCCATTTCCCCGAAGTAGACATCGCCCTCGGACAGCAGGTCCGACATCTGGTGCGGTGTTGCCGGGGCGACCGACAGCAGGTCCATGATCCGCTCGGGCAGGGGCGTGACCTGTCCGATCACCACCCGCTCTGATGCGAAGGTAACGCCGGTCGGCTGCCAGTCCATCGTCATGTAGAGGTCAGGACTGCGTGGTCCGATGTTCGACTTCCGGTGCTTCAGCACAAGGTGCGCACCCTTGGAGTCGGGCTCACGATTCTCCCGCAGCTCGAAGGCGTTGCGGGCACTGTTCCACTTGTAGACCGAGCCGTATGGCTTGGCCGCACCCTTCGACGCTGCCTTCATGTCGGCACCGGCAACGTGGTCGAGGGCCAGCACCGACGTGTTCAGGCCACGCAGTGCCCGGAAGAACCGGATGGCTGTCTCGCTGGCGTCGGTCCCGTCCCGTGCGCTGGACATGGCCATGCCCACGCTGTCGATGATCACCAGTCCGATCTTCTCTTCGGCGACGTAGCGGGCCAACTGTGTGACCCGATCCTCGATGGGCTTGACCAACGAGGCGTAGCGGATGGACGGGTCGTCCTGCAGGACGCGCAGCCCCCCGGCCACGGCCTGCACCCGGCCTGCGATGTCGGTCTCGTCCGTCTCCCAGTCGAGGTACAGGACCTCGGACTGGCGGACCTTGCGGCCCATCCATGGCACGCCCATCTGCACGGACACGGCCAGCGCAGAGGCGAGGATGCTCTTCCCCACACCACCGGCCCCGTACAGGATGGTGGGCTTGCCCATGGGGATGATGTTCTCCACCAGCCAGAGGGTGGGCTTGATCTTGGCTTGTGGGTCCAAGCGAACCACGCCGACCGGAGAGTTCTCCGCGTCGATCACGCGCTGCGCCACCTCTTCCAGCACGGCGCTGAAGTCGATGGAGGATGCCCCAGCAGGGGCAGGGATCAAGCGCGTGAGGGCATTGGCGTAGGACATGCGGCTGCTGTCACTGAGCAGCCATACCTCGGCGTTGAGCACTCGGTCGGAGCCGGGGATCCGTCGAGCTGTGTCGATGGTGCTGGACGTGGAGAGCAGGGCCAGCGGGGAGCCCCCGCGTGACCGCAACTGGCTGACCTCAATGGTCAGGAATGCCTCGTCCACCTCATCGCTGAGGGCGTAGACGTAGCCCATCCCGGTGGGCAGAAACGTGCTCTTCACCAGCCGTACTTCCCCTGTGGGTCAAACAGAAAGATGAGGCCGTTGCTCGCCAGCCACCAGAACGCCAGCCCGATGAAGAGCCAGATACTGAAGGCGGCGACCCAGTTAGTGAACCTTCTCATCGTTGTCTACCTCGAAGGTGACGATGCCTTCCTCGCTGAAGTGGGCGCGGACAGCACCTTCCGTGTCGGGTGCAGTCTCTTCGAGCACACCGAGCAGCTTGATGTGGAAGCGCGGGTGGATCCGCAGCCACCGTCGCAGCGTGTGGCGGCAAGGCACCTCGGTGAAGATCATCATCTTGGTCATGCCGGGGGCTCTTCCCACATCGCTCCGCATCGACAGACCCAGACATGATCGTGCGTGGTTTGATAACGGTGGTATTCCTCAGGTCCCGGCCACTGGCTGCCGCCCTGTCCGCTCCCACGCTTGTGCACGGGATGGCAGGGTGCGGCACCGCAGCGGTTGTTGGTTCCAACGAAGGTGTAGTCGCAGGGTCCAACGGGAGCGAAGCGCACGCGATCTCCCTGCGGGATGCTGTCCGCACCCTCGGTGGGCTGATGGCTGCTACACATGGTTCATCCTTCCGAGCATCACGGAGCCAACGCCATGGCCACCCCCGTTCAGCTCACAGTGGGGCGCTCCGCAGAACACCCGCTCGTCGTCCTTGAAGATCGTCAGGGACTGGTGCGCGTCCTCGTGGCAGGGGCATCTGACCGTACCACCCGGACGAGGGTTGGGCACTCCCCATGCCGCAAGGACCTCACAAGCACTGGGGGTAGTCCCAAGGTAGTCCCGCTTCCATGCGCGGTAGAAGTTCTCGGCGACCCGGGGGTAGCTGCTGTGTGACCGGAAGCTGTCGGCGAACTGGGTGGCGATCCCAATATCCGTAGGCTTCCATGTCCGCAACATGTCATGGACATGACGTGAGTGATACCCGTCCGGCGTGTACGCTTCGTATACCTGTTGCGTCTTGTGATGTGGGAGCCCGGGCAGCCGGAGTGCACCGCACGCAAGGTCGGAAGTCCCGACCTTCGGGAAGACCTCGACCTTCGGGTCACGCAACAGGTCATCATCAACTGCGTGGAGTCCTGCCTTGATGACGTTCCGGGGCAGGCCAAGGCCCTTTCGCTCGGCCAGCCCGATCCATAGGTGGGCCCCGCGCCGGGACTCCACCAGCAGGGACCAGATGCCCTCGCGGTACAGGACGCGCTGGACCTCAGCCGCGATCTGCCGCCCATCGTCCCGGTCCACGTCAAGGGCACCGACATGGGTCATGCCCATGGCATCCGCCATGTAGGTGCTGATCGGATAGTGGTGGTCGTAAGCCCGGCGCACCACGTCCACGGTCAGGCGCTCGCGCACCACCCCGCTGGCGTTGACGACGTAGACATCCTCGCGTGCGGCGAAGTGTGCGATGAAGAGGTCCAGCTCCCAGTCAGGAAGATTCAGCACGGAACACCGCCAGTGCATCCTTGCAGACACGGCATCCGCCGGTCCGGTATCGGTAGTCGAGGGTCTTGCTCAACAGATGGCCGGGCGTCCCGCACTTCACACAGCGCCACTGCTTGCCCTCGGGTTGGGCAGCCGGTGGCGTGAAGGCGACAGCCCGGTACTCCAGCGTGTGGCCGTCGGAGCTGAGGCGATCCTCGATGGTGTAGCCAAGGCTGGCAGCGTCAGCCCGAACCTCACGCACCCGCCGGGTGGCCTCAACGCCGCCGACCATGACCAGATCGTGGCGGGAAACCCAGTTAGGCGCACGCTTCAGGAGGAGCTGCCATACCTGCGAACGGTTGCTCATCGCTTGAACGGTTCCTTCTCGTCACAGCCGGGGACCGGACAGGCACGGAAGGCGTTGTAGCGCCGACCCGTCTTCTGGCTCACGCCAGCCGGGACCGTCTTGACCTCTTCGTGAATGGGACAGATCCAGCCACTGTCGTCCACGACCTCGGGCTCGGCCTTGGGCTCACTGTTGCCCTCGATCTTCTCCCGCACGTTCTGTGTGGGCTTCGCCTTGGCAGGCTCGGCGGCGGGCACGGCGTCGTCGCGCTCGTCGTACAGGTCACGGGCGATGCCCCACTGCACGGCGGCACGCTTGAACGCATCCGAGTGCGCACCCTTGTCGGGCTCGATGCTGGACGGGATACCGACATCCCACTTCCAGATCCACTCGGCGTTGTCGCCACGGGCAACGAGGATGCCGATGCCGCAGCGCACGGCTCCGCTCGGCAGGTTCTCGAAGGTGGACTGCCAGCAGCCGGGACCGACCACGGAATCCAGCCGGTCCTGAACGAAGCGGGCGGTGACGTAGGACAGCATCAGGGGATGCCCGTCCCGCAGCACCGGCGTCCCGCCCTTGCTCAGGGCCTTGCGCTGGTGGACCTCTTCCTTGGGAGTGGCAGTGCCCAGTGCGATGAGGGCTTCCTCTCCTGCTGCCGCATTGTCGATGGCAACGGGAGTCTCAGCCTTCCCCTCACTCTTGGTGGCGGTGGTCATGGTGTTCTCCTATGCAGAGCCTGAGATCGACTCCGTGATCAACCCCTCGATGGATTCGTTGTTGCGGTGCAGGAACAGGGCGAAGGTCAGGGACCCGACGAACGCTGCCCACAGCTCCGGCGTGGGCGCAATCTCGACCAACTCCCACGATGTGGGCCCAAGGTGCAGGATGGCCATGCCGTCGAGGTTGCGCAGCAACTCGGTCATGGCATTGTCTACGACATCGTTCTCGCCAACCCACTGGGCCATGGAGTAGGCCACCAACTGGACCGCATGGTCCAGATAGATGCCCTTGGAGGTCTTGATGTCAGTCATGAGCCGACGGCCACGGTGCAGGAAGATGCGGTCGAAGGACCCGGCGTAGCCCAGTGAGTGGAACACCTGTCGCTCCGACGCCAGCGTCTGGGCCCCGGTCTGCTTCACGAAGCCATAGAACTGGGTGACGTAGGAGCGGATCTCTTCGTCCTCGATGTCGTCCGGGGAGATCCCGGCGTCCACCGCCTCGTGCACGGCGGTGCCACGCTCGCCCGCCTGATCCCGCTCGATGGTGGCGGCTGCCCGCATGAAGGACATGGCCTCGGCCAGCACGTTGGCCTCAAGGTTCCGCTCACGGGGCTTCCGATCACGGGCGAGGATGGCGTCCACCTCGGCCCGCTCGTTGATCGCACGCTCGATCACCTTGGTGAGGGCGTACTGGTGAAGGGGGTGCGCCATCCCTACCAGACGGCGCACGCTGGTGACGCTCAGGTACTTCTCTTTCCCCCACTGGTAGAAGCGAAGCCCGGAGTCGGGATCGGTGAAGGCATTGGGTGGCTCGGCCATCAGTCGGCCAGCCCAGCCTGAACCTTGCAGGCACTGGAGTCGGCGGCGATCTGGTTGATGATCGCCTCGTCCGTGGGCTCAACACCGTCGAGGATCTTCTCGACCCGGATGCCGAAGTCAGTCAGCGTCTCGTCCGGGTAATCGACATAGGCGCTGTAGATCTGGACGATGATGTCGAGATTGGTGAGGACTTCATCGGTGAGTCCGTCGATGGCATCCACGCACTCGGGTGGCGTGATCACCACGGTGTGCACCTCGACCACTGGCGTGGCCTCGGGCGTGGGGTCGGGCGTAGGCGGGGGCGTGACGGCTGCCAGCGCGTCGTCCACGGCTGAGGCGATGGCGGCGTCGGTGCGGTCCTGCTCCCCGGCAGTCCCGATCCCGTATCCGATCACCATGAATACGAACGCTGCGACAGCAGCGACGATCCACATGTTGCGGGTCATGGAGTTCTCCCTCTACTTTCGGTGGCGGCGGATTCCTGTGAGCTGAAGGAGCCGTCCGGGTGTGTCGTCGTGCTTGACGGTCCTCGACTTCAGCACACGGTTGGTGCGATAGCGAAGCGCGTTGCGCAGCGACTCCAGATCGAGACGACTCATGGCGGGGATGAAGATGGCCTCGCCGTCCATCAGAGCCTTCATGGCCGTGGCCCACTTCGACCCCACCTTGGGCTCACTGAAAGCCTCTTCGGCGGTGGTCTCATCGAGCACAACGAAGGCGACATCTGCCATGGGTGTGGTCCTCTCGGTGGATTGGAAAGGGGTGGGACAGGAAAGGGACAGACCTGCCCACCCCGAAGGTGAAGTCTACGACTTACGCCCAAGCCGTGCAATATCTATCGCAAGGCCAAGGCAAGAGAGTGCACCGATGGACGACCATGGTGCTGGAGCTGTGATCGTGGCCAGAAGTGTGACCCCAAGCAGCAGGTAGCGCAGGCTGTAGGGCCCGGCCACCTCGCGCACCGTCAGCCGCACTCGGGTGATCAGCGTGTTGGGATCGTCCTCTTCCGGTGGAAGGCTTGGCATTACTTCTCCTTCATCGCCTTGGCGAGCGCGGCGATGTGCTTACTGCATGTGCGGCGGTATCCGCCGTTCGGACCAGTGCCGCCGGGACGGGTAGGCCAGCCGCTTGTTGCTTCCCGCGTGCATCCCGGCTCGTCGCATCGCTCTTGCCATTCGCATGTTTCGGCGTGCCACTCTGGACAGTGCAGACCGCCAACGTGGTCCTCGTATCGCTCGAAACGCTCCAGCCGTTCCTCTAGGTCGGCGGTGGCTCCGTCGTCCAGCCCCTCCGCTGCGGGCGCGGCTTCGATGGCTTGTGCCAACCGCTCTCGCATCGCTAGCGCCGACTGGTAGAGCCCGGTTCGGGTCTGCTTCGGGAACGCTGCTAGATACTCGTCCATCAGTTGCAGGGCATACGCTGTCGTTGGCTCGCGTGTCATGGCTGCTTCTCCGTTGGCTTGGCGAGGCGGGCGATATACCGCACGCCGCAGTCCACGCACCGATAGCCCTTGCCATCTCGCGTAAGGCGCATGATCCCGTGAGAACACCGCTCCACGTCCAGCCCCTCCGCTGCGGGCTGCTCGTCGGTCCAGCCCGAGAAGTCATCCAACTCGTCGGGGTCGGTCCCTCTGTTCGGGTCGGCTGCGGGCTGGCTGGTAGGCTCTGGCTTTGTCAATGCGTCAATGAAGTCCTGATCGCTGCGTACAGGCTGGCTGGCGAGGGCGGCGTCACGACGTGACCGAATCCATCGCATCAGCCGGTCGAAGCATTCGCCGTCAGCGATCACATACGCGGAACGCGTCAGGTCGGCCAGTAGCAGCGCCACCGCCTCCGGCTCGCGGGCTGCGGCCTCGGGAATGAATCGAATCTCCCCTCGCTGTCCTTGCCATTCGATGTCGTGAGCAAGGCGGACTCCTGCTGCGGCATCAGGACAATCATCAAGAGCATGCTGTATTCGCAGGTGGTCGAACATGTCCTCTGCCGTCAGCAGGAGGTCACCGCACAAACATTCGATCATTGGTCGTCCTGCCGCTGTCGCTGGTCGGTCAGTCATCAGTCGGCTCCTCGAAGTGCATGCAGTCACCCCCGGCCTCAAGCGCGGGGCACCAGTGACGGTACTGGTCCGGCGGGTGCACAGCACTGGTCCATGGCAGGCCGCAGATGTAGGTGCTGCCGTCACGCCGGGTCAGCACCTCTTGGCAGCGCATGTGCTGCTCGGGTGCGAGGTGGTCGTGGTGTGAAGGGAAGTCCCAGCTCATGACTGGGACTCCTTCTTCTCTGCCCACATGACGAGACCGAACACGCCATCGCGGACGGTCTGCCGTCCGACGATGCGGAAGCCCCATCGCGCAAGGCTGGTCCGCACGCCACCGGCGAACTTGTGAGTTGCGCCGGGGACGAAGACAGTCTTGCCGTCACACAGGGCTATGGTGAGTGGGCTCCGAGTGTTACTCCACTTGTCGGCAGGTCGTTCGTTGTCTGGTATGACCTCGAACGTGGGGGTGATGTTCTTACTCATGCTGCCACTTCCTGTGGCTGGTAGATGGTCTGACCCTTGTGCTTCACGTTCGGGCAGTACAGCTTGCCGCTCTCCAGCAGGAGAAGCGGGCCGTGCGCCTCGTCTTGCGGGCACAGGTAGTGGCCATTGGTGGTCCACTGTGGTTTCTTGGATCCCTTCCTCATCGGTGGCTTCCTCTCAGTTTCAGCAGTGACTGGATGTAGTGGATGGCCTTGCCGTCACGGATCATGCGAGGGGTGACCCTGATCACCCGCCATCCCATCAGGATGGCCTCGTCGTACTTCTCGCAGTCCGCCTCGAAAGCCCGGCCTTGGGTGTGCCTTCCCCCTACGAAGGCACCGCCCTCAACTTCGACGGCCAGCAGTCGATCCGGCCATGCCAGATCGAACCGCCAGCCTCGGGTTGGGTGGAAGCGCAACTCCCGCACGGGCGGTGGCAACTTCAGCCACCGAATCTCCTGCAGGAGAGCATCTTCCGCCTCGCTCATCAGGACCTTCCGTGCACCATCCGAAGCACGGCCTCGGCACCCTTGGCGCTCAGTCCCTCGGTCACCCCCTGCACGGTCGGGCCCGCAACGATCACGGTCCCGGCCACGCCGCGCCCGTTCTCGGTGAGCCTGCTGGCCCACAGGTTGGGCGGTCCCCCGTCTGCGCTGCTCAACAGCGTCAGGTCACTCTTGCCTGTCTGGACTTCCACGGCACCACCAAGGGTGGTCGCAAGGAAGTCGAAGTCGATCTCGGTCTCGACGGTGCGTGCCGAACCGTCTGGTTCGATCACGACTGCACGCACGCTACCGTTGGTCTGGACCATGTTCGCGCTCCCATCGCTTGATGCGTGCCCAGTAGTTGCTCATGCGCCTGCCGCCAGCGTTCTGGGTGATCGACAGGCTGATTGCCATCTTGCCATCCGGCGCAACCACGAGGACGTGGCTCGTGCCGGTGATGCGGTAGCGCCAGCCTAGTTCTCGGGTGGCCCGCAGGAAGATCGTGCGGGTTTCATCCGAGGAGAAGGCGTTGGCCACCTTTGCTATCGGCGGGCTCCCCCTTCGTCCCTTAGCCATCTAGGTACTCCATGGCAATACCATACCACACATTGTGCAAGAGTCAAGCAATGTACGCGAATGTGACAGGGCGAAACGGACTTCCAATCACCGGATCTGACGGAGAGATCTCTCGACACCCCCATGCCGTCACCAGAAGACAGTGTTGTGACCGGAAGCCACCCTTGCGCTCACCTCGTCGAGGAGTGGGGTACTAGCGAGCACTAGGACCTCTGTCGCATCGGGCAATCCTCGTGCACGGGGACCCAAAGCGGAAACCGTGTGGAGGCAAGAACTTCGAGCCCAAGTTCGAGGAGCTGTGAGCTGGAGCTGCGAGCTAGCTGCACCATTGTTGGGCCTGTTGCCGTGGCCTCAAGGGTGGTAGCCCCGCTCTACCATCCACGGACCCCCGGGTCCCGTAACTACGTTCGGGACCGGGGGTCCTAGTGATGGGAGCGGGGCTGGGCTGGGATCAGGAAACTGTGGGCTGAAGGGTGGTAGCCCTTTCATCCTTCGGATAGAAAGGGCTCGGCTCGGGACATCACGGTGGGCACAAAGAAAGCCCCCCTCTCCCTCCCAGTAATGGGAGGTCGGGAGAGGGGGGCGGCCCGACGCAGCCTTCAGGCCACGCCGGGCATCCGCCGACTTTCAGTCGGCGAGGTGGGCCGCCAGCACATCCATCAGGTCCATCGCCATCCGGTCCCAATCCCCGCGCCACTCCACGACCGCATCATGGCCGTACAGAGCCGCTTGGATTGCGCTCAGGCCGCCCTCGACCGCAACGCTGATGACGCTCACGCCCAGCGACCGGACCCGCTCGACGCAGGACCGCACAAGATCCTCAGTCTCGTTGGGCTGGCCATCGGAGATGACCACCAGCACAGACTGCTCGCGCTCGCCACTCTCCGGAGCGATCACGGCTTCGCCGAGAGCCGCGATCACCGCACCGTCGCGGTTCCCGCCACCGTCGGACATCGTTCCGATGTAGCCCTGATCGACGTAGCCGTCCCGGCTGTCCCACAGGTCGTAGACCTGTGTGTGGAACTGGGTGTTGTGAGCCCAAACGTGGACCCTTGCCTTGCCGGTCCGAAGGACCGCTTCGGCAAGGTTGGCCGTGACCTGAATGGCCGTCGGAATCGCGTAGGACATGGATCCGGAGTTGTCCACCAGAAGGTGGACATCCAGCCGATCCCGTTCCAGCGACTCGCGCCGGGTGAACACCTCTGTGCTGCCGGTCCGCATGCGGTAGGCACGCTGCGGGCTGAAGCGTCCGCCGCGTGAGGGCTGCGGCCTTGCCGCAGACCGCCGCTGTGAGACGAAGGCTTGGGCGAGGGCACGGACAGTATCACTGTCCGTGGGAACCGGCGAGGGCTGCTGGCTCATCGTCGTCTTACTGACGACGACCCGCAGCGGGGCACCGTCAATCTCGACTTCGATCACGTTGCTCTCAGTTCGTCTCGAAGAGACGGACTGGTTGCCCCAGTGATCGGACAGCCCAGCGTCGGGGTCCCGCGTTCCCGCGTTCCCGTCACCGTCAACGTCTCCGACGTGGACGGGAAGCGGCTTGTTCAGCGCATCCTCGTTCGTCTCGACCTCAATCTCCTCTGGAGATTGCTCGTCGTCGGTGTCCAGCGGCTTGCCACGGCTACCGCCGTGAGCATCCGGCTTGTGGTCGGAACCTTCGCCACCTTCAGGTGGCGGCTCGTCGTCACCGCCGGGACCGGGACCCTCACCCGTGGTGCCACCTTGGTGGCACTTGCAGCCGGGGTCCGTGCAGCCGGGCTTGACCGCAGCCGCAGCGAACGCAGCTACGCTGCAGCCGCAGGTGCAGGGCTCGGCACCATCGGTGCCGTCGGACTTGCCGCCACCGTCCCCGCCATCGGGTCCTTCGGACCCGCCGTCGTCGCCGCCGTCGCCACCCTCGTCACCACCGGGTCCTTCGGACCCGCCGGGGCCGCTGATGTCGTCGCCGCCGGGACCCTCTGGGTCCTCGTCGTCGCCGGTCGGCTTGGGATCTTCGATCTCACCGGCAGGCTTCGGAACGAAGCCCATGTCGAGGATGTGGTCGCAAGCTTCCTTCAGTGCCTGAAGGAAAGCATCGCCGGTCCTCGAAGAGTTGGCCGACGGCGTACCGCCATGGCGGTACTTCCAAGCGACCCACCAGTCCCGCTCATCCTCTACGGCCTTCCCACCACCGAAGGTGGTGTAGTCGAGGTAGCGAGTCGCGGTGAGCACGAACGCAGCCGCCTCATCCCCGTCGGCGTACAGCCGAGTGACCGCCTTCGGCGGGAAAGCCTGAGCCACCCACCACAGGGTTACCGGGAATACTTCCCGGTACACGGGGTAAGTGACCCCAAGCCGGTACTCCAGCCGAACGTCCTGAAGGACGTTGATGATCCGCCGGACCGCAGCCTGTCCGATGGTCACAGCAGCATTGCTGCTGCTTCCGAGCACACTGAGCAGTTCGTGCCAGCGAAGCTGGCCGACCCAGCGGTCCTCGCGGATGTGCCCGGATTCGTGGACGGCCATGCCCACGAGGGCAGCCAGCCTGATGTCGAAGGGAACCTTCGACAGGTACACGGGCTGACTGCTGATCCAGACCTTGTGTGCCTGCAACGAAGTTGCAGCCACCATGTTCTGGCCGTGGTCGCCGAACATCACGACGTACCCTCTCTCTTCGTTCCGAAGAGAGTTGAGCAGTGAGGTCAGCCCATCACGGATCGGCGCACCGACAGCCTTCAGGCTGGCGGTGAGGTCGGCGGTGTCCCAGCCTGTGGCTGGATCACGCTGCATGCTCACCGCGTTCGCCGCCTTCGCGAGCCCGCCGTGTTGACCGACTAGTCGGTCAATCTGAGCCCAGTCCTCGAATGGGATTCCCCATTCGGCCCACAGCCGGGTCAGCCCAGCCGGAACCGTAGGTTCCGTGCCGACCGGGAATGTGGCCGGAAAGTCAGCCGCTGTAAGCGGCTTGTTCGTCGTCTTTGCCATCGTCGTGTCCCTTCTCGAATCCGAAGGATTCGCTACCAAGTGATTCCCACGAAGTGGGAAAGCACCAGTTGCCGCTCACTGCGCGCCCCGCCCTCGCCGCTGAACGATCGAATGATCGTTGCCTCGACGGCTTCAGCCGCAGGCTGACCGGAAACAATGTCCTCTGCTGCTGAAAGCAGCAGCCGGGTGCTGACCCCACCATGGTGGGCACCCTTCCGACTTGCATCTCTCACGAGAGATGCAAAGGTCGCCAGCTTCTCAGCCGTAGGCTGATCGAGGCCGGTTCGGGTCACAAGCACCTTCGTCTCCTGAGCCTTGCTCAGGTAGTCAAACTCGATCCACTTGTGGATCCGGTCCCTGAACGCGGGGTCCAGCGGCTCCGTGTGGACGTATGCAGCCCCGAGGTTCATCGTCATGGCGATCTGAACCTTCGGGTTCAGGAGCACCGTCTTGCCGGTGATCGGGATCGTTACCGATCCCGCCGCCGTGAGCACAGGCAGCAGCGCCTGAGCCGCAGGGCCATTGGCCCTGTTCGCCTCGTCCAGCAGCAGGATCCGCTCTCCCGGCTCTGTAAGAGCCGTGTACAGGGTGGAAGGCTCCCAACGGAGCGTGTTTGCTTCCGTAGGAAGCATCATGCCGAACCAGTCCGATGGCTCCCTGACTGCTGCGCAGTCAAAGCGCACGACCTCGACGCCTTCCTCGTCACCGAGGAAGTACACCGCTTCGGTCTTGCCGGTCCCTGTGGGACCGACGAGGCAGACTGCCGTCGGGCGCTGGGTGCGCTGGTGGGTGAGCCTTGCCGCCTTCCAGTCCCTACGGGACTGAGCACTGACCACGATGTCGCCGAACCACCGCTTCGCGGTGCCCTTGCGACCACGCCGCTTCCCGCCACCTAGGGTGGCGGTGACGGTCACTTCCACGCTGTCCTCGTCGTCGTTCTCCGGACTGTCGTCCGGAGTCGGAGATGTGCTCACCGAAGGTGAGGGAGTGGGGGCAACCGGGCTTGGCGTCACCGAAGGTGACGGGGCAGCCGGGGTGCTGAAGGGGCTGGTCCCAGAGGGCACTACCGAAGGTAGCGACCACGGGGTGTTGGCAGCCTTCCGGACCGTGTGGATCACTACGTTGGGGCGCACCGGACTTGTCCGGCGTGTGCCAACCCACAGGAGATCGGCGTGTGTCCGCCAATCCTTGTGCAGTTTCAGCCCAAGGGGCTGAAGCAGCCGGTTGACGTTCGTCACGATCCCCGAGGGGATCGAGGCCGGAAGCGAGTTGGGCGTGGACAGCACATACACGGCGCTCGCCCACTCCCCAGCCGGAAGGCTGGGGTCCGGAACGAAGTCCGTCCGAAGGACGAGCTGACCGGCGGTCTTGCGGTCACGAATGCTGAGGGTACACACCGTAGGTGTGTTGGCCAGCACCGTGATGCTGCCCGGCAGACCCGAAGGTCTGCCCGACCCTAGGTTGTGCCGCAGAGCGGCAATGGATGGAGTGTTGCTGTAAGCCAAGGGCTTACCGTCCCTTTCTCCCGGCAAGGCCGGGACTGCTGTGCCGCCTCGTGGTCCGAAGCGACTGCCGCCATCCTAGGACCCTTGCAAGGTGCTGTCAAGGGCTATCCCGTAGGGATGGCAAGATTCGGCAAGGGTCGGTCCCTGCCGTGCGAACCTACCCTGCGGCAGCGCAGTCCGTGCACATGACGCCGCCTGTAGGTGGGCGGGCAAGACCCGACCCCGCAGGGGTCGAGGGGCATGTCTGCACCTTGTGGCCGGAAGATAGGCCGGGTTGGTCCGAACGATACCGCCGGACCGGGGGGTACTTCCCATTAGACTTACCCGGCACCCCCGCCAGTTTCCGAACTCGTGGCCGGGCGCTGTGAATGCTACCCCTCTGATAGCGGGACCCCCCCTCAGCTTCCATGACGGGTCGGGTTCATTCTGTACTCGGGTTTAGACTCGGGTTCAATACTTGACACGGGTCTCTATACTTAGTTTCACACGCCCCGAGGGGCCGGGGGGACCCGAGAGGGGACCCACGGACCCGAGGACCCCCCGGGAGATCTATCTAATAACCCCCGGGTCGCCACCGAAACGCGAGAGGACCACACCCATGCCCTACCCCGTCGTCAACCCCACCGTCGCACCCGACGAGATGTCGGAGCTGGCCACCGCCCTGTTCGAGCACAAGGACGATCCCGATGCGTGGATCTTCACCGAGATCACCGACTGGAAGTCCGAGGCTGCGGTCGCCATCCGGCAGGAAGTCCGCGCCATCGACCCGGCGTGGTGGGTCCAGTTCCGGGGCTGGGTGCTGAACGGCGTCAACGGCACGCTCATGCATCTGGTCCCCGCCGAAGGCTAGGACCTATACTCAGTCCGTCCCCCTTTCGGTGGCGGACGTGGAGGCCCCCGCTTCTCCCCCCGGCGGGGGCCTCCAATACCTCAGCTTCCCGGTGGTGTGATCGATCATCGCCGGGAAGCTGCAACCCCCCGGTGGGTTTGCGTGCTGTCATGCGTGCGTGAATGGGCACCACCGGGGGGTTTACGCTGTCTGAGGGGTCCGGACCCTCCTCGCCGTTGGCAGGGAGGGGGGCGACCCGGGCCCCCATCGGTGCTACCCTGCCCCCGATGGCAGCCACCAACCGGCCCTGCAGCATCTGCGCGGGCGAGCGCAAGACCGTCGTCAACACGCTCCTCGCCGCCGGACGCTCTCCCCACTTCATCGAGGGTGAGATGCGCAAGGTCGGATCCCCGACCAAGGCCGAGACCGTCAGGCGGCACCTCGCCCGCTGCCTCAACGGCCAGCGGCCCGGGACCGGGACCATCGTCCCCACCGGCGCGAAGGGGGACTTCGCCCAGATGGTTCGAGACGAGGCCGTTCGCCTGCTCGAAGCTGGTGAGCTGAAGGTCAAGACCAACGACGGGCTGTGGGCCCAAGGTCTGATCGACAAGCGGGCCGAGAAGAAGGCTGACCGCGATCTCCTGCTCAATCTCACCCGGCTCATGGTCGGGGCCGCACCACCTCCGGAGCTGATCGAGGGGGAATGGACGGAGGTCAATGAGGACACCCCCCTCCGGCTTCCCGGCTGACCTCGCCCGCAGCCGCTGGGACATCGAGTTCTTCGCGTCCCGCTTCCTCGGCGTGGAGGCCCACCCCGGCCAGATCCGCTTCTGGAAGGCCGCCCTCATGCGGCGGCCCAACCTGTGGCAGGCGGCCTACCTGACCCTCGCCGTCAGCGCCGGGAACCGGGCAGGCAAGACCCTCTCGCTGGCGATCCTGATCCTGCACAACACCCTCTACAAGATGGGCCTGCCCCCGCCTGACCCCACCAACGAGAACTCGCTGCGGGCATGGCACAAGGTCAGCTACGACTGGTTCCATTTCGGGATCCAGCAGGAGACAGCCGAACTCGTCTTCCACGAGCTGTCCCAGCTCCTCGCCGGGATCCATGAGGCTCAGAAGGGGCGGGGTTGCCCCTTGGTCGATGATCTGGGGCCCGAGGTCATCGACGTGACCCGCAAGGATCGGGGCGTGTACCCGTGGGTCGTGATCAACCCCGCGCTGGGCGGCGGTCAGATCCACTTCCGCACCACCGCCGAGAAGGCCATCGGCTCGCTGGGCAAGGACATGCACGGCATCAGCTTCGATGAGTGCGCCTTCGAGCCACAGTTGGAGTTCGTGGTCAACGAGGTCCTGCACCTCCGACGCCTCGGCACCGGCGGCCAGCTCTTCCTGATCAGCACTGCCACCGAGGGCCTGACCAGCTTCAGTGACCTGTGGTACGAAGGTGATCCCGACTCGCCGGATCGCATGCCGGGCCATTACTCCCTGCGAATCAGCACCCGCGAGAACATCGGCTTCGGTCTCGATCAGGACATGTTCGAGCGGATCGTGGCCTCCATGCCCGAGTACCTGATCCCGCAGAACATCGACGGTGGCTTCATCGAGTCACGTTCCGCGTTCTTCGGGTCACAGGCCGTGGACCTTGCCTTCACCGATGACTTCCCCGAGCAGACCCTCCCGCGTTCCGGTCACCGCTATGCACAGGGTGTGGATCCGGCGCTCACCTACGATTCGAGCTGGTCGGTGATCCTCGATATGACCCATCCCACCAAGGTGCTGGGGGTCAAGATCGCCAAGCGGTCCGGGCGGCAGACGGCCAACAGCGTGGCCGGGCTCATTCACGAGGGCCACCGTGACTACACCGCACGCGGAGCGCAGTGCACCACCGCCCTCGACTCGACCGGCTTCGGAGGTGCCGTCTTCAAGGATCTCCTTGCCGGGATCCATCCGTTCCGCGCCGTGGAGTTCGGCGGAACGCGGGGGAAGAAACTCAAGCTGCTTCTGGATCTCAAGGGAATGCTGGAGAAGGGCCAGCTCCGTTTCCCACGTTCCGGTCACTGGCTGGGGCTTCGTCGGCAGCTCTTGGGATACCGTTTGGATGACCGCAAGCTGGAGACGGATGCGGTCATGGCACTGGCCGTTGCCTGTAATGTCGTGAAGCGAAACGCCGCCGGAGTGGCCCGCGATACGACGCTGGACTATTTCGGAACGGGTCCGCAGCGTGTATCCTCGCACCGACGCGAGATCCTGCTCGGGCGTGTTGGGATCGGAGGAGAATAGGTGGCGCTCGCGCGACTCGACATCGACTCGGTGCTGAAGTACGCAGACGAGGAAGATGCGGATCTCCTGAAGGAGATTGGTGACCGCAAGGCGTCGGTCCAAACGGAGATGGACAACTTCGCCCTGCTCTGTGATCGGTTCGACAACCTCTACTTCCCGGCAGACGTGCTCGACCACGCTGGGGCCAGCCACTGGGCCAACCACCCATCGGCCACCACGCCCGGCAAGAGCCACATCAGCATCAACACCCCGCCGGTCTACGTTGACATCCCGGCCAGTCTGCAGTCGGTGCCGCCGGTCGAGAACATGGTGGCCCTTATCCCCGAGGACTCTGCCCGCCAGATCGCGGCCATGACCGAACGTCTCTACTTCGCGTGGAAGGACGAAGAGAGCTTTGAGCTGAAGGCCCATCAGGCATGTGTGGTGAAGGGCCTCTACGGGCGCACCGCTGCCAAGGTCTACTGGGACGACCAGCTCGGGCGACCGACCCTGCGCGTGGTGGATCAGCCCCGCAACCTGTACCTCGGTTGGGGGACCAGCGACTACACCCGTCTCGACTGGGCGCTCTACACCTACCGCCAGAGCGCAGAGGGTGTGTACGAGGACTGGGGCCTGAGGGTCGAGCGCACCGGCGAGGACGGCATGGCCGCCCCCATCGTGCTGCGCCCCAGCGTCGAGTCCGGCACCGTGCGCTGGCTGTACGACATCGGGCTGGAGGTTGAGGTCTTCGATTACTGGTATCGGCGTCCCAAGGGCGACGGCAGCCGCGACCGCTACGGGCGCATCCAGATGGAGACGTGGAACTGCATCTTCGTCGGGAATATCAAGGTCAAGGAAGAGCGCCACGCTGAGTACGACGGGATGATTCCCTACGTCCCGCTCTTCAACACCTACATTCCCGGTGTTCCTGATGGACGCCCCGAGCTGTACGACGTTGAGAGCCTGCTGCGTGAGAAGGATGAGCGCCTGACGCAGGGCTCCCAGCTCCTCAACAAGGCCACTGAGGGACAGCTCTTCCAGCTCGTCGGCCCGGAAGCCCCAGACGTGATCCCGGCCAATGCCATCCCCAAGCCCAACCGCATGGCGGCTCCCGGCCCCGGCAACCGGGTCGAGAAGATCGACCCGTGGATGCCCGAGTTCCAGCTTGAAGCCTTCCTGTCCCGGCTCGACCGCGAGATCGCGGACGTGACCGGCCTCAACGACCTGCTGCGCGGGCTGGCTCCGGCCTCGGTGCTGTCCTCCTCGAAGGCCATCAACGCGCTGGTCGCCAACTACGAGGCGCGTATCCGCATCAAGCGCGATCTCTTCTATGTCTGGAGGCGCGAGGTCTGGGACATGGTGTCCAAGATATGGGCCTCGAAGACCCCGGCCCTGCGGGACGTGCTGATCGGTGCCGCCCGCCTCGATGTCGAGGCTCCGTCGCTCACGCCGCGTGACGACATGGAGACGGCAGCCATGGCGTCCAACCTCGTCAACTCCAAGCTGTGGAGCTTGCAGCGTGGCATGGATCGGGTCGGCGTGGACGATCCGGAGTCTGAGCTGGACATCATTCGCCACGAGCGCACCGATGCCAGCATCTTCCCGGCAGACGTGCAGGTCATGGCCCAGCTCATGCTCCTCCTGCGTCAGCTCGGCTTCGCGCCGCCTGAGCAGGCCCAGATTCAGGCGGCCCAGCAGAACCAGTCGCTGGCCAATCTGCGCGGGCTGATGGGCGGCAACCGGGCCACCACCGCCATGAATGGTCCGGGCGAGCAGCCGCTGCTGCCGCCCGAGGCCATGCCCGCCAACACACCCGAGGGGCAGCAGGTGGCGGGCCCGCCCCCGCCACCGCCGCCCGCTCCGGGTGGCACGCTCACCTCGCAGACCCTGACGCAGGGCGGTGAGGCCAGCAACCGCATCCTGAGCAATACGCCAGTCACGCCAGAGGGTCAGTAAGCCATGGCACGTCGAGGCCGCTTCGGGCGTCTCCCGCGCTCGGCCCCCTCGCTGGCGTCCACCTTGGTGGCGCTGGCCCGGGAAATGGAGACGCGCATCACCAATAACTACATCGATGCGTGGCAGAACGGCGGGGAGGTGGATGGCAAGCCGGTCGATGACGACCGCCTCCTGCAGCGCCTGCTCGACCGCCGCGACGGCGTGAGCGAGTCGGACCCGCTGTGGGACACCTACAACAACGACTACCTGAACTACTCGTTCGCCATCGAAGACTCCAAGATGACCCTGAAGTATGCCCAGCATCAGGTCAACGAGAAGCAGATGGCGGACTTCTACACCGGCTGGGCCAAGAAGATGCCGCCCAACTCCGAGATTTACCGGACCCTGATGCGGCAGGCTGCCCAGTTCCTCGATGCTGCCAAGGCCCGCGCCTCGGCGGGGGCCAGCCGGGCTCGCTCCAACGCCTACGCGCAGGGGCGCGACAACATCTACCAGACCTACATGCGCGACTACGACATGGCGACTGCGCTCCTCACGCAGGCAGCGCGTGACGCCAACATCATCACGCCCGGTGAGGACCTGAATGACCTGCGGGCCAGTGATGCCGAGGGTGATCAGGCCCTGTTCTTCGGGCTGATCAATACCATCGCCACCGATCCTGATTTCGCCATCGCTCGTGCCCAGCTCGCCGACCTTGGGCTGGCCGGGCTGAACTACGAGACGTGGCGTGAAATGTCGAACCGTTACGAGGCCGGACTGCGCCAGAGCATCGCCATTGCCAACCAGTACGGTGAGACGAAGGATGCCACTGGCCTGCAGAAGGACCTCACCGATTTCATCTACGAGTCGGCTCGCTTCAACGACATTGATGAGATCGCGGCCTATACCAAGGCCCGTGATGCGTGGATGAACATCGTGGTCTACAGCGCCGACGTGACAACCGATGAGCAGAAGCTTGCGGCCACACGCCAATACGAGAGCACGCTGGAGCTGCTGCACGGCAAGGCATCCAGCGATCAGACCCGGACCATGCTCACCCATGAGCTGGCCGGGGTGCGGGGCCTGATCGAGCCGGGATCGGGGGCCTCGACCTTGGCCGAACAGCTCTCGCAGGTGGACCGCTTCGGTGGGGATGCCCAAGGCACCTCGGCCTCGGTGCAGGAACTGCAGCGCCGGATGGCGGGCAAGGCCGACGGCTCGCTGATCACGACCTACCAGACGGCGGATCCATCGCAGCCCATGTGGAACGTGGCCGAGACGGCGAGCTTGGACTCGCGCACCGGGCTCGTCGTGTCCATGAGCACCGGGGCCAACGGCCTGTCCACTGCCGTTTGGGTGCCGTTCCAGCCCATCGCCGTGCAGGCCCTGACTGCGCCCGATCCCTACACCACCAACCCCACCGCTGCGCTCAACCCACGGGCGGGAGCCGACACCAATATCGGCGTCACCTTCGTCATCAACGGTAAGCGGTACTACGGCGTGTACGGGGTTCCGGGCACTGAGCCGGGCAGCCTGACCTATTTCGACATCAACCCCTTCACCGGCCCCGACGGCACGACCATCAGCCCGACCTTCGACCCACAGACCGGGGCCATGCTCCTGAGCTATACCGTCCCGGTCGATCAGGTCCCCGCCGATTCGACCTATGACCCCATGGACGTGACCCGCAACCAGAACTTCATTGATCGACCCGGGTACAACGTCCACCGTTCGACCAACGCGCTGGGCCTGATGGTTCGCACCGACCCCAAGCTGTCCGAGGCGATCCTGCAGCAGAGCCCGCGCCAGATGGCAGCCGTCCTGCGCGAGCAGTACGGCTCGGTCGAGGCGGCGCTGGGTCCCATGCAGAACTTCGTGGATGGCTACAACGCGGCGGTGGCCGAGCACAACAGCAACCTCACGCAGGAGGAGATCGCGCTGGGCATCGGCCCCGGCTTCCGCGCCGGGGATCCGCGCCTGCAGACCATCACCAACCCGTTCGAGGCCGAGCTGCAGGCGGCCCGGCGCTCGACCGGCCAGCCCCGGCTGGACCCCGGCATCAGCCGCGAGCAGCAGGACCAGCTCATCCGCGACACCGCTGCGAGGCTGGTGGCGCAGTCGGTGGTCACCAGCGCCGCCGCCCGCGATGTCGGGGCCGCCAACCGGCGCATCGCCGAGTCGTACCTGCCGCAGTCGGTACAGGGGCGGCTGCCGCAGCGCCCGGCGGCGGCCAACTTCGGGGCGCTGTGGGACCAGATCAGCACCGAGCTGGCAGGGTTGCGGGGTGGGGCCAGCTCCTACGATGCCTACCTGCGCCAGAAGTACGGCGTGGGCCTGCCCGAGGAGAGCCTGCTGTTTGGGAACCTGAGTCAACCTCAGACCTATATCGGGCCCAACACCATGCAGGCCACTGGTGGCTTCGGCTTCTACTCAGGCACTTCGCCAACGCCACCGGCCATCCCGCCCATCAACGCACCGGGGCCGAGCTACACCTCGCCCACCATCAAGCCGCCGACCATCAGCCTGCCGTCTACGCCTGATTACGGACTGGAGGGTGGCTTGACCAACTACCTGCCGAGTTACCAGCAGACAACCGTGACTCCCCCGCCTCTGACCGGGATCGATCCTGTGACCGGAAGGCCGCGTCATAGCGGTCTTCAGGAAGGGCTCAATCCGCCCTAATGCCGAGCTTTGGATCACGCACTCGCGTCATCAATCCGGCCCAGAATCTGCTGACCGGATCGCGGCCTGATCAGAGCTGGTTCGGAACGAACCTGCCCAGTTATCGCCAACCTTCCGACAAGCCGCTGGTCTATGGGCCACTGGGCGAGTGGATGGTGGACAAGGGGCGTCCCTTCGGGTCCATCGGTCGGGTCGGCATCAACCTGACCACCGCCAGCGATGTGGAGGCCGGGGGCACCAACCCGTATCAGGTCCCGCGTCCAGAGGGGCCAGCCGACGCTGGATTCTTCAGCAACCTGCTGGGTGGCCTGTTCGGCTTTGCCGGAGAGATTCCGGCCAACATCGGCCACTTCATCGGCGGCGGTGCGGATGCCCTGATCGGCGGGCTGGCCGAGGTGGCGCACCTCCCCATCGGGTTGGTGACCGGCGGCATCTACGCTGCCACACAGGGCGGACCCGAGTTCTGGAACGCCTACAACGCCAAGATCCAAGAGAACCCGCTCAATGCCCTGCTCGCGCTCGATGACGTGGCACGGCAGCAGTGGGAGAAGGATGTTACCGACGGACGCATCACCGGCCTGCTGCAGGGCATGGGGCCCAGCTCCAACCTGTGGGAGGACATGGGCAACGTCATACAGGTCCTGAACGTCCCGGCGGCGGTGGCCCGGCGAGGGCTGGAAGGCACCTTCGGGGTTGCCTCGCCCCAGCTCCAGATGGTGGAGGAGTACGCCAAGGGCCAGCGCAGCGATCTTCAGAGCACGTTCTGGCGAGAGCTGGGTGACCGCTACAAGTCCGGGGTCTTCGGGCAGGTCGGGTCGAAGGAGGCCCGTGACGCCATGATGGACGAGGTGGCGGTGTACGGCATGATCGCCCGTCAGGCGGATGCCCCCGACGAGGGCTTGCTCTCGGGGCAGACGCTGGTGGACATGCTGGCCATGCTGGTCACCGACCCCCTGATCGTCGGGGATCTCGCCGCATCGGTCGCCAGCAAGGTGGCCCTCTCGGCGGCTCGGACCGTTTCAGCCACCGTCCTGAGCACGATCCCCGAGGCCGAGCGACTGGGGGCTACCCTTGACGTGGCGAACTACCTCGCCAAGGCCCATAACGTGACGCCCGAGCTGGCGATGCGGCGCATGGTCAGCAGGCAGGGCACGACGTGGTGGACCGAGGGCTGGACTCACTGGGCCAACCTGCCACAGAACGCGGCGATCAAGAGCGCCGCCATGGAGAAGGTCAACTACTACACCCAGTTCAAGGCGTCATGGGAGCCTGCTCTGCGTCCGGTGGCCAACGTCGTGCGCCGCATCAACAGTCCCACCGAGTGGCTGCCCGGTCGCGGCCCCGGCTCGAAGGCCATCAACGACATGTTCAGCGCACAGGTCACCGAGGGCAGTGTGCGGGCCTTCGGTATGGACAACTACATGGGCGTGCTGGATGACCTGCCGCCCGATGTGAAGACCGTCTTCCAAGAGGGCTTCGGGGTTCAGACCGCCTTCACCGCCCGGGCATGGGGCCGACGCAAGCTGGTCGAGCGCATGCGCCTCAACGGTGGTTTGCCGGACGCAGCCCGCACCCCGACCGAGATCGTGGACAAGGCCAACGCCGGGTTGCTGGGTGCCGACATGTCGCGCTGGATCGAGCAGGAGACGATCCGTGTCCGCAAGTATTACTTCGCGCAGGGGCGAGGCACGCAGGAGCAGGTCCTCGCCACCGCACGCGAGGGGGCCGCCCAGCGCCTGACCCTGATGGGGATGAACGCAGCCGATGCTGCCGCTGTCACAGCGACCTATGGACCGGAGAAACTGGCGGCCATCGACTTTGCGTACTTCGGCCACCTCCAGAAGGAATGGGTCGATACGGTCGATCAGGTTGTGGCTTCAAGCACACGCGGCCAGCACGGGCTTGATCTCACACAGCTCACTCCGTTGGGGCCACGCACCATGAGCCTTGAAGAGGGTGAGCGGATCTTGGCCGACATCGCCAACAACGATGTGGGCTCGGTGCGGCAGGCGATCAGTGACTACGAGTTGCTTTCTGACCACATCCATAGTGGCCTCAAGGCTGATGAGACACTGCGGCAGGTCAAAGCTGTGATCGAGGACCAGATCGAGAAGAAGGGATTGCCGCGAGAGCTGGATCCTGCCATCAACCTGCCGCCGGAGCTGGAGACCTTGCGGTCACAGTACGGCGACTTGGGTTACCGGCTGGCGTATAAGCCCGAGGAGCCGTGGCGGGCAATCCTCGATGCCGATGGTCGGGTGATCGGGGCCAATCCGTGGATCGAGTTGTCTCCCAAGGGGACAGCCCCGGTCGAGTTCGGCAGGCTGCGCCAGTTGCAGGAGCGCATCTTCCATGACATCCGGGGCGAGCGGATCCTGTCCGATGCCCGCGAGAACTTCATCCGCTTTGCTACCGAGGACGGTGACCTGACCGAGGCCGAGGCGCAGAGCCTGTTCGCCCGCGTGCTGGCCGAGGCCAAGCAGCAGAACATCCCGCCACGCGGTCTGGATGGTGAGGCCATCTTCAAGCTGATCCGGACACACGGTCTACCCCCGGCGCTGGAGGCCAAGATCGGTCCGCGCAAGGCCACCGAAATGCTGTTGCGCGGATTCGAGGGCAACTTCTGGCACGTCGGCTGGTCGCAGAAGTTCACCGGCACAGCCAAGACCTCGCTGGGCAGCACAACCAACTGGCTGGGCGTGATGGCCGAGAAGATATACCCGACCGTCCGGTTCTTCTACAACCCGATCTTCCAAGCACAGGAGCTGGTCGAGGGACCGATCCTGAATATCATGCGTGGGATCAAGCCCGGTTGGAATGCGAGCGATCTCGATAAGACCACCATCACCCTGATCGATGAGGTGCTGCACCAGAGTCGATATGCCTTCGATGACCGGATCGAGCAGTCGGGTGCCTTCCTGTGGGGACTGAACGCAGTCAACGAGGCATTCAAGCCAAAGTCGCGGTTGGGCGAGATCGTGCGCAAGGCGTCATTCGATGGCAAGCTCAACGTGGCCCAGATCAAGCGCATCAACTTCGCCCGGCAGGCGCGGCAGGAGATCGGTAAGCACTTCCAAGAGGCGATGACGCGGGTCAAGCCGGATCTCATTCCCGAGCTGGTGGGCCATTACGGGACCACCGACATGGGTGAGCTGGCCGTCCGCTACCTGACTGAGAAGGCGAACTGGGCCAATCACTCCCGTGAATATGTGGATGCCATCCTCGATGCCAGCAAGGCGGCGCATCTGGGTGCCCGCATGCCGGTCGTCCTCAAGCGCCTGACTGATCTCTTCGATGACTACGACAGTGCTGAGGGCCTGCGGGTGGCGGTGGCCGAGGGCGGGCTGTCGCGTGCGAAGTTCAAGCGTGTGTTGCGCGAGCAGGGAGCCGATCCCGATTACATCACCCGGGCATGGCAGGTCGTCAAGCACCCCGGCTCTGCCGCCTTCTGGGACGACTGGCGCAAGGTCGCGCCCGGTACGCTCAAGGACTGGGATGCGGCTCGCAACCTCGTGCGCGGACTGGCTGACATGCTGGGCATTGAAGAGGAGGAGTTCCTTGCCCGCTACATCGATGGGGTGGGTGGGATCGAGGCTGCCGACCTGATGCGCCTGTCCGATGCCGACCGCGCCTCGTTCGCCCGTATGCAGCAGGCACGGGATGCCCTGACCGGGCGCTATGCCATGAACAAGGCGATGGACGACTTCACTACCAAGTACGGCTTGAGCGCCGACCGCGAGTGGCACGTCATCGCCGATCCGGTCACCGGCGAGATCCTGCAGCGCGATACTGCCACCGCCCCGTGGCGGGTGCTGGAGCGGGGTGCGCTGGACCTGAAGGGCGGGGCAGGGCTGTCGGTCATGGTCCACGATACCGAGCTGCTGCGGGGTGCTATTGGGATTCACAACCACCCGGTGAACTGGATCTTCTCTAGCGATGATCTGTATTCGGCACTGGTCACCGGCGAGGCCACCTCGGTCGTGATCTCACCCGATGTGCGCTTCGTCATCGAGCATCCACCCGAGGGCTATCTCGTCAAGGATGGACCCCTTGACATGTTTGTCGGCAGCGATGGGCTGCCGGTGCGGGACATCACGCAGCTCACCACCGAGCAGAAGGATCTCGTCAATCAACTCCTGTTCGGGCTCTACAACAAGGCCATGGACGATGGCTTCGAGTACATCAACCAGAGGCGCGAGCTGTGGCGCTTCCTCGGCTACGGCGATAGACCTCCGACGCAGGGACAGCAGTTTGGATTCGTGGCCATGCGCGGAGCGCAGGAGCGCATGAGTGCCATGGCCATGGACTCGCTTGGTGAGACGCTGGGCTTCAACTGGCGGATGGAGCGGGCCACCGCCTTCCCGTTGGATGAGGAGGCCATCGCCGAGGGCATGGCCAATCCGGGCCGCGATTTCTACCTCGACGCCTTCGACCGCTCCCTGACCGGCACGTTTGACGAGGCGGCCATGCTCAACCCGCCGATTCGCACCGCCCTCGACAGCGGCCTGCCTGAGCAGGATGCCCTGCTGGTCCCATGGAGACCCGGCGGGACGTGATGGGCAACGTGGACCGCTGGCAGGGGACTCGACTCGGCAACAGCACGCGGACCTATGTCAGCTCGGGTGTCCACCTCAACGGTGGTGGCCTGCGCGGTCCGGGCACTTCGATTTACGAAGTGGCCGGTGATGTGAACTCGGTCGAGAATCTGGCCAACGCCTACGGGGCCATGTATGACGCCGACCATGTGACGATCATGACGCCTTCGGCCATCGCCCACGACAAGGCGGCTCCCGGCCACACGCCGGTCCTGCACTTCGGCTTTGAAGTCGAGATCAAT